GTGGCCCCCCTGGTGGGGGCGGACCTCCACCGGGAGCAGGCCCACCGCCCGGCGGCGGCGGGCCACCGCCTGAGCCACCCGGAGGAGGCGCTCGCATGAGGCCCCCACAGCAACCTGAAGGTCGTGTCACAGCAGCTGATCGAGGAGCAACAGGATGAGCAGTGTCATAGTCGATCCTCATGGCAACCCCGCGATCCCGTTTATGACGGACAACGTGGACGGCTGGGAGGACCAAGAGTCCGACTACGCTGACGCCTTTGAGCCAGCCCTGTGGCTGATCATGGAGAAGCAGGACATCCGCATGGACCCGACGCTGTCGAAGGAGGAGCAGTTGAGCAACCGGGACATCGGCATCCTGTCGCACTCCTTCTGGAAGTGGACGATCCATGTGAACTGGTCCACAACGTGGGCCCAGAAGATCCCGCCACACCACATGGCGGTGCATTTCAATGGGGTGCTTGTCGGCATCATCTCTCCCTTCCTCACGATCCGTACGTGCTGGAGCTGTCGCCTGGGCGATCCTACCAGAACACCCGGCGGACAACCGGCCCGCAATGGCTACGACGAGAAGTGGTTCTACATCACGTACCCAGGGAGCACGATCAAGCTGCCGGCGGTGTATCCGGCGCATCCATGCCCGGAATGCGGGGCATACGACTGGTTCGCCAATACGGTCGAGATCGAGCAATTCCAACGTGACGCCGCCGAACATCTCGCGGTGGCCACCGGTGACGACGTTCATGCCACAGATATGCGCGTGACGCATGACCCTCGAGGTGAGGGCAAAATGGGCTACGCCCGGACGAAGGTATAGACATGGCAAACGAGATAGATCCTTTCCCAGGCTTCAAAGATCCCAGAGGGCCATTTGGCAATGCCACGACCCTGACGCCACACGACACCAACCTCCTGAAGAGGACGAGCTCGATGCTCTACGTGGGCGTGGCTGGGGATCTGAAGGTGACCACCGCCAATGGCGATGAGGTCATCTTCGAGAACTGTCCTGTGGGATTTCACTCTATTCGCGCAAAGATCGTCTGGTCTACCGGCACTGCCGCGACCGACATCATTGCGCTTTCGTAATCGTCGCAAACTGCGACGACCAAAGCCGGAATACCCGGCGTTTTAACCAGCCGGGTGAGCGAGGCAGCGCCAGCCTCACTCGCCGGCATTATCGGGCCAACGGACTGACGACCTACAGTTAATGGGCAACGGCAGACGCGCTCGAGGAGAAAACGACAAATGGATAAGCCATACGACCTCTCACAGCTGACGATGACCCAGCGGGCAATGCTGTTCCCTGTCTGCGGTGGATCTGAGGCTGCTGGGGTGGCAACGGAGGGCGACACCATCACGGTCGACGGCGAGGAGTTTTCTAAGTCAGACCTGGCCGACTTCAAAAACGATCAGGACTGGCGAAAAAGTAACGAGGACCGTTCCGCAGAGAATAAGCGTCAGGAGGCAGCGATTGCCGCCGAGCGCCAAGCTCTGGCCGAGGAACGTCGCCTGGCTGCACTGGAAGGCCAAGAGAGAGTGGAACGCACACGGGTAGCAAATCAGGAGAAGGAAGAGCAGGCAGACCCATTGGATCTGTCCGGTCTCCCTGATCCGGGTGAGGAGCCAGCGGCTCACGCCGAGGCGCTCCAGAACCGTATGCGGGATGCTCTGGCCAACGGGCAACAGAAGGCAGCGGACCAGTATCGGCGCGAGTTGAAGACTGCCACCGATCAGGTAAAACGAGAGGTGCAGGGGACCAACGAGCAGGAACGAGTCTACCGGGAGAACACGAAGACGACCGAGGACTACTTCAACGAGATGGAGAAGGCGGGCACCCCCGTCGACAAGTCCACCCAGAATCTGATCAAGGGTCGTATGGATCGGATGATGCGGGTGGAAGGTCTCAGCGAGGTTGATCCATCGGGCGTAGTCAAGTTCACCCGAGATGCCGTAGCCGCCGCAGATCAGGCAGCGCGGCCTGACTACTGGAAGAATCGATGGGTGGAAGAAGGGTTCCAAAACGGACTGACCCAGCGCCGACGCAACGGTCAGGCCGACGAGGTGCTCAATTCCAACGGCAAGACTCCTCCAGGCGCGAAGGCCACGCCGGCTGAACTGTACGAATACGGTTCCGATCTCCCCTCTGCGTCTCCGCAGGCCCAGGCGTTTTTCGACAATCTGAGCCCGGAGCAGCTGGACGCCTACATCAAAGAGGATCACGCTCGTAGAGTAGGCGAACAGATGGGTGGAGACTACCTCTAACCCCGTCCACCGGAAGGTATGAAGCCATGACTTTCGTCACGGGCACAGCGTCCGGTAACACCCTTACCCGGATCGCGTGGAGTTCAAAGCTCCATCGCGAGACCCGCAATCGGTTTTTCTTTAACCAGCGCGGGATGGTGAGTGCAGATACCGGCGACGAGCCCTCCTTCGAGAGGCGCTCTGGGACACCGATCGTGTCTCAAGAGCAACTGAACAACCGGCGGGCCCAGGAAGTCCGCGTAGCGATGCAGCGGCAGCTCACGACCAACCGCACGGTTGGCACCGGAACCCGCTCGCTCGACGCGCAGACCTACGGCACCGCGTCCATGGTCGACAACGAAGAGACCATGGAACTGTACAACATGGACTGTTGGGTCGAGCAGATGAAACATGCTACCTCGTTCAACACTCCTGAGATTCAGGATCTCCGCACCGAGTTCAAGATGACCATCCGCGCAGCTGACGTCCTGGCTGACTGGATGGCCGCGGAGCAGGAAGAGAGCGTCCTCGACGCCGCCTACGATCGCTATTCGGCGAATGTGGTCTCCTCCTCACTGGCGTCCGCCAGTGATCCTCCGTCGAACAGCCTGCAGTACGCGGGCAACCAGGCCGACGACGCCTCTGTGACCAGCAGCGACACGCTGACGTCCGCAGAGCTGCGCCGGGTATTCGCCTGGTGCGACGTGAACAACATCAACCCGATCCGCCACATGGGCCGGGATTGCTTCATCATGCTGGTTCACACGTATAACTACGTGGACCTCAACGCGGACTCTGAGTTCCGTGAGGCTTTCCAGCACGGTTGGCAGCGGGCCTCCAGCCCGTCCAACAACCCGCTGTTCGACATGGCGGATGCTGAGTACATGGGGATTTACGTCCACAAGTACAACCGCATTCGCAAGGCCGCAACAAACGGGAATGCGTATCGCTGCCTGGTCTTGGGCTCCGACGCGCTCGCTGAAGGGGTCACTGCCCGCCCGCGCCTGGTCCGTCGCAAAGAGGATCAGTATGAGGACACCTACGGTCTCGGCATCAAAGCCATCTGCGGATGGAGCCGGGCTGACTGGAGGAATCAGGGTGCGGCCACCACGGTGAACCAGAGTCTTGCTATCTGGAGCACCTACGGCAACACATCGGTCTAAGGGGAGGACGCCAAAATGTTGAAACGCTTTGTTTCTGGCCTTCTGGCCCTGTTTCTGATCGCTGGCCTTGTCGACGCGCAGGAGTTGAGGCCCGTCAACTTCGGCAACAACGTGGGGTCTGCGAAGACCGACACGATGATCTGGTTCGCCTCGGGGTCTATCCCCGGCACGGCGAACCGCGTCGACACCATGGTGGCCGGCACGTTGAACGATACCACCTACGGTATCGAAATCGCTGGGGCTTCACAGGTCTCCGTCGAGATCATTGGTCGCTCGAAGAACGACGATCAGGATCTCACTTACTACGGCCAAGTGTCGAACCAGAACATCAAAACCGGGGCCTGGCACTCGCTTGCGACGACCTACAGCGTCGACGTCACCGCGGGTTCTGCGGTGGGCCAGTCTGAAAACACCGGTCGAGATTCCACCATGTGGGTGCTGCTCAACACCTCTGGGGGGGTAGACACGCTGCTTGCGCCGACTACCGCCGCAGGGATGGAAGTGTCACCCAATGCGGATCAGATGATGGTTCGCAACAGCCGGTTTTTCAGGCTGTGGTTTGACCCTGACTCCTCGGCGGGAGACTCGGTATATATCTCTGCGGTGATCACCAGAATCTATCCTCGATAGAGATCTGGCGGGCCCGTAGGGCAAGCTGTTTGAGGGAGGGGGCGTTTGCCTCCTCCCTCTTCTACCACCACAGAGAGGAACCCATGTCATATCTGGTCGAATATCTGGGAAACGAGGGCAATGTTTCGATTCTACACCGGGTGCTTGGGCGCCTGCATTTTCCCCCGAACCCTGGCTACAAGAACCGGCGCGTCATCGAGGTTGAGACCTCTGCGCTCCGAGATGAGCTGCTGGACACAGGGAACCCGCACGGGATCTCTCCGGTGCGCTACGCCGAACCCACAGACCTCCTGTCGGCCCAGAACAAGAAGCTGATGCTCGACCTCCTGATCGAGCTGGGCCTGGTCACCCATCAGCAGGCCGTGGACTGTCTGAGCACCGCTCCTCCCGCTCCTCCAGAGGAAGAGTTTAGGATATCCCCCGCGGCCATGGAGCTGGCAGTCGAGCATGAGCTCGATCCGACAGCGATCCACGGCACCGGCAAAGACGGCTCTGTCACCAAGGCCGACGTGCAAGCTGCAGTAGACAAGAAGGGGTAGGCTATGCCCTACGCTCCAGAGGACATTCGCCCGCACATCGGTGATCGCGTCCACAAGGACGTGAGCACCACTGGTACGGACGACTACCTCCACGTCACAAGGTGGATCATCCAGGCTGGATACCATCTACAGCGGATCAACGACTGGACCTGTCACAAGCAGGAGTTCAGTCTGACGCTGACGGCGGGCACCTACGCCTACGCCTACACTGACACAGTGTGGGACGGGGCTGCTCTGGTGCGCCCGCGCAAGCTGCAGGTCGACTCCATCCGCCGGGTGAACAGCAACAAGCGCCTCATCTGGCGGGACGAGGCAGAGGAGATCGACCGTGACCTGGGCGGCAACTGGAAGGATTCAGCCTCGGCCAACACTGTTTCTGACTACGCCTCACTGCGGGGCAATTCACTGATCATTGCCGGCAAGCCCAGCTCCGACTACGTCAGCAGCCATCCTACCCTGGAGGGCTACTACTACCGGGGCGAGGACTTCGACAGCAGCGGGGGCGATTGGGAGACCACAGACTTCGCCTTCCACTCGGACTTCTTCATGGATCACGTCGATCTGTGCATCATCTTCGGGATGCAGCAGGAGGATGAATCTGAGTTCAGAACCATGCTTGCCCATTGGGACAGGACGCGCCTGCCAGAGCTTCGAGGTTACGACCCGACGCCGCACTCCGACGAGCAGATCCATGTTGTTGATTGGTATGGGGCGGTTGAGGGAGAGAGCTACATCTACTAATGGCAAGAAGGCGCCGGCCTTATCGGATGGAGGAGTTTCGCGGGGAGAATAATCGTGACTCCCTGACCAACCAGCGGATCTTCGGCGGCAACAAGGCCAAGCTCTACCGCATGAGGAACTACCACCTCATCGGCTTTGGCCGGGGGCGGAAGCGTTACGGCTACACCAGCTACGTGTCGCCCAAGATCAGCGGCGACAACGCCGTGCAGGGCCTGCAGATGTACGAGTTCGGGTCGAACAGAAAGCTGTTCGGGGTCTCGAATGGGCAGCTGAAGGCCTTCACTGAGGGGTCAGATGTCTGGGCGACACACACAGGTGCTCTCACTCTCTCAACCACTGAGAGCGACCAACACCGCTTCGGCAACTTCACCGACGGTACGACCGAGTACCTCCTCGGCACAGACGGGGTTAATCCTCCCTATGCCTGGGACGGCACCAACGACGCCGTCACCTGGGCCAGCCTGGGCCCCGGAGCCCCTCCGGTTGCCACAGACGTCAAGGAGTATCACGGCCACATCCTCAGTCTCTACCGGGCCAGCCTCACCTACAGCGCCTATGGTCGCTTCGACTGGACGGACCAGAACGTCATCGACTCCACCCGCGACTCCTTGGGCCTCGCCCTCGAGCAGCACTCCAGAGACGCCGTGCTGGCCTTCTACGAGCGCCAGGTATATCGGATCACGTTCAACGAGCGCGAGGGCCCCACGTTCCTCTCCTTTCCCGTGGAAGGATCTGAGCCCTGTATCTCCAAGCAGTCGATCGCTACCAAGGACGGCTGGACATACTACGCCACCCGGCGCGGCGTTCGTCGTATCGGGCTGCGGGGAGAGAGCTGGCGGGACGAGTTCATCGGTCGCGAGATCGAGCAGTATTGGGATAGCCTCAACCGCGGGCGCCTCGATTCGATCGTGGCGGTGCCGCGGGGCGAGCCGTGGAACGAGATCCTGTTCCTTGTCACCGTGGGCCCCAACAGCACCCAGAACAACGCCATCCTCTGCTGGAACACGCAGATCGAGGGCTGGACGATCTGGCCCCCGTCGAGCACCGGCACCAAGATGCTCTTCGCTACTGGCGCCAATTTCGTCGACAGCGACGGCGTACCGCGTACGATCATGGGCGACTATTCAGGCAACGTCTGGGACTGCTTCGGCCACAACCTGGCAGACACCACGTTCACCGACGACGGCGCCTCGATCCGCACTGAGTTCTCGACAGGGTTTCTGGACTTCGGCTACAAGGGGGTCAAGGGGCTGCGCCAGATCATCTTGGACCTCGAGACCCCGGACAAGAAGACGTTCAACATTCTGGTTGAGGCTCTGGGTAAAAGTCCGATCTTTTCAGGCACCTTCACTGCGGGCGCCGGCGGCGAGATGCTGGACGTGGACTTCATTCTGGACGAGTCCGTACTATCGGTGGGGTCAGTCTCACAGGCCCAGACACCTCTCAACTCTTCAGGCCGGTACTTCAGTGTCGAGCTCATAGAGACAGACACAGACAGCGCACACGTTATCTCTGCACTGACCCTTCCTTGGGTCACCAAGGGCATGAGGATGGTATAATGGCTAAAGATTCAGGCTATCGTCTCGGCGTCGAGGATGTCAAATACGACAGATCCGCCGGACTCCGGGCCGTGGGTGACAATACAGACCTTGGTGCCCCAGGGGACGCCAATACGAAGAAGAAGACCTTCCAGACGCCGGCGGTCCTGAATACGGCAGCGGAGCTGGCCAATACAGACCTTGGTGCCCCGGCCCTGTCAGGTGAGGATCGCGACCGGGTGTTCAAGCACGAGGCCCAGCCCTACTTCCAGAAGCTGGACGACCAGCGCAAGCAGGACGAGAAGTATTTTGAGTCTATGGGTCTGCGTTGGAGCGGTGATCGCAGGGAGACCTACGACCGCCGCACAGAGGACACCTACGGGCGCGTGGCGGAAGACGTCATGGTGCCTCTGATCAAAGGCGAGCGGGCCGAACGCCGGCAGGACCTGACGACCATGGCCAACATCGGCATGATAGAAGGGCAGTTGGGAATCCAAGAAGGGCAGTTGGGAATCCAGGGCAGGGCCCAGGCTCTCGACGAGCTCAACTCAGAGTATGACAGAGCTGTCGCAGAGGCCCGCGAGACTGGGATGTGGACAGACCCGGAAACCCAGGAAGAGATCCAGACACTGGCAGCAAAGATCGAGGAGCATTCACAGAGTATCTCAGAGCGGAAGACGACCCTGCTGGAACAGGACCAGGCGATCAAGCGGGCCCAGCAGCGCGGGGAGATGACAGGCAGGTATTACGATCCGAAAACCAACACAACCATGGACACATTGCAGGCGAAACGCGATCGGCTCAACGAGATCGTTCAAGAGGCTGTCCATCGTGGCTATTGGGGTACCGACATCACTGTCAACCTGGCCGAGTTCATGGCCGACATGGAAATCTCACCGTCAGAGTATCAAGACGGCGAATGGGGTGGCGCTGGCGGAGGGGACGAATCTGTGTCTTCAGCGGATCGCGCTGAAATATTGCGCTCTCTGACCGAGGACGCCTTTCGAGTGGCCATCCCTGGGATCGCCCAGGCCATCGACTTCTCCACCGAGGAGATCGAAGAGGTGGTCGGTTACATCGGCTACGACGACGCCTTCGAGTTCTTCGATCGGTTCATGCAGGGCGACAACATGCCAGTGTCGTCGTTCCTGGATTGGGCAGCGGAGATGGCCGCAGATCCTTCCGACGTTCAGGGTATCCTGGCCTCACTCGGCAATATGGTGGAGGTCGACTGGCAAGACGATCCTGAGACCATAAGTGCCCTGAGTTCGTATCTGGCTGAAGGCGGGCTGATTGGGGACATGCCCGCCGAATTGCGGGCGAAGCTCGACGGATACACACTGTCGATGCCTGGTGCCTATACGAACACCACCACCACCAGTGACACCACCACCAGTGACACCACCACCAGTGACACCACCACCAGTGACAACGCCAACGACGGCGGCGGGAGCACTGTAACCGACGAGCAGGCGAGAGACTTCCTGTTCGATCTACAAAACCGCGACGGTGGTTACGGTGCTGTTACACAACAGGAATGGGACGACCTTCCCGCGAAGTATCAGCAGGTCGTGCCGAACCCGGCGAAGAAGTTTGAGAACGACGTGCTCTCCCAGACGGGGAGCAATTTCACGGAAGATCAGATACACAACGCCGCCGCCGTTTTTCGTGGTGAGGGCAAGGAGGCGGCGATCAGATATCTCCGCGGCTTCAATACTGGCTCCACCCAAGCAGCAGACGAGGCTGCTGCCGACGAGGCTGCTGCCGACACTACCACCACCGACAGCAGCAACTGGCGTAGCGCTCCCCATGCTGCCAATCCCGGCACCTTCGCTAAGAACATCAAGTTCGGCGACGGGTCGAAAGTATGGCAGCTGAACGATCCGCGCATGGTGGACATTGAGAACATGGTGCGTGACGGGCGCTTGGGAGAACTAAGTGCGCTCTACCTGCTGTACGACCAGGGCAAGATAAACCATACCGTCGCAGCACATCTGCGCGACAATATTCTCCGGGGTTGAGATGACAAACACGAATGCTTCTGCCTTCGAGCATAAGAGGATGGGAGACAAAGACCCCACAGGCGAGATCATCGGTGCGCCTGCTTGGGAACCCCCAAAGATCACCAACCGCGACAAGTTTGAATCGCAGGTTGGCGCCATCAAGGACAAGTTCCGGGAACAGTATGGGGCGACGGTCAGTGACGCCATGGCCCGCCGTGTTGCCCTGGGAGATCCCAATGAGCGCGGTCGCGTGACCACTTACGTAAAGACGCTCAAGCGCGAGAAGGAAGAGCACACCATGAACCTCGAGCAATCGAGGCTGACTGGTGATTTTTTTACCGGCGAGCTTGATCCTGAGACCGACCTGCCTATCAGCGTCCGCACGATAGTGGGCGAGGAGCACGACCGCGCCGGCGAGGAAGCCGCTGGATACACGACCATCAGGCCCGGCTACTTTACAATCGAGAACACTGGCTCTCAGGGGGTCATTGATCAGTTCCGCCTGCCCGATGGCACGTTTGACGAGAATGGCATCGCTTTCATTCAGCAAGACCTCAAGCAGCGTGGGTTCAAGCTGTCGGGGACACATGTGCGCGAGCTGGCGGAGACCGGTACGATCGCGTCAGAGATTCGCGTTTCGTCACTGACGGCGCGTCAGGTTGAAGCGACTGAGGCTGAAGTGTTGCTCGCCGGCCAAAGGTTTGAGCTGGACACGGAGATTGCCGATGCAAATGAAGCCCTGGCCTGGTTCAGTGCCGAGGGCACTATCTACGACCCCGTCACCGGTCTACCAGAAGTCGACGCGAACGGCGACACGCGCAGGACCGTCGAGAGCCGCCTCGAGCAGCTGCGGTGGATTGAGGAAAAAGGCGAGTTTGCTGACGGCTCACCAACGCTGCAACGCCGTCTGCGGGAGATGGACAACCAGACAAAACGTGACATCATCTTCGGCTACGACGAGAAGAATGCTAATGGCACCTACAAGCATGTGATGAACGAGGCAGGCCACTGGGAGCGCGTCCATGTGATGGGTCAGAACGAGCTGCAGATGCACATGCAGAAGCAAGACCAAGCCTTCACCATCTTCATGGCTGACGGTGGCAGTTACATCGACAACGACGGCAACAAGCAGACCCTCATCGGCCACCAGCAGTTTGAGTCAATGAAAGCCGAGCGCGGAGCTGCCCTTGAGGCGTTGCGTCGAGAAGGTGGAGAGATCGTCATTCAGCGCACCGGATCTGATGGCATCCCCTTCTACGACACTGTCACCGTGATGGGCACCGAATACGAGGCGCGGGCCCAATTCACTCGAGAAAACATCACAAGATGGCGGGACGCGAACCATGCCGCGAAACTTGCGATGGAGAGCGACGATGCCACCAGAGAGTTCGCCCGCGAGCAGGCGCGGCTGGACCGGCTTCAAGAGTGGCTCAATCGTGAGGACGTGCAGCGGCACGACATCGCGACCATCACTGCCGAGACCGCCGCGTCGTTGGAACTACAGGACGACCAGCAGGTATACCTCGAGGCCTACCAGATCCTCGACCATGCTCACCGGGCGTCAGAAAGCAACAAGGCCGAACGTCACGATGAAGTTATGGAAGGCCTGCGGACCGAGTTCGCCGGCGAGCAGGCGCGGCTGGACCGGCTTCAAGAGTGGCTCAATCGTGAGGACGTGCAGCGGCACAGCATCGCGACCATCACTGCCGAGACCGCCGCGTCGTTGGAACTACAGGACGACCAGCAGAAATACCTCGAGGCCTACCAGGCCCTCGACCGTGCTTTAGCGGCGTCAGAAAGCAGCAAGGCCAACCGTCACGATATGGTTATGGAAGGCCTGCGGAACGGCAATGCCCGTGAGATGCTCCGCCTGGACAAATCGCTAAGGATGGCCATCCAGGACGACGCCCAACGACACGCCGCGGTGACAGCGACTCTTGCCTGGCAGCGCGACATGATCGACGAGTATGGCGGCATGTACCTTGACGAGACTGGGGCGATGCACCGTGCGCCGGGTAGCCAGGCGCACGAGCGTGCCTTGACCGACCTGGCGGCCCGCCTGGACATCGACAGGATGGCAGCGCAGGAAATGATCGACAATCGCGCCGAGACTCGAAGCTGGTCTCGTGAGCTGTTTATGACCAGCCGGCAGTGGGGGCGCGACGACACTGTCCAGCGCCGCGAGGATTTGTGGCAGTCAGTAGAGCGTCAGCTCGATCGCGACCTGCAGCTTACTCTTCAGGCCGATCGCATCACCTCTGCAGAGACAATCGCCGCCAATCAGCTCACCTCTGCAGAGACAATCGCCGGCAATCTGCTGGACTGGCGGCGCGAAGAAGACGCCCTTAATGCGAAGCGTGAGCAGTGGGCCGGTATCATGGATCTCGGGTTTGACGTTGTGGGCGAGCTGATTGGGCTGGGCGACGAGAAGTTCAAGCTCTTTGATGCGATGTCTTGGACTGTCGAAAAGTGGAACGCACTACGCAGCTCAGGAGATGTCGCGGAAGAGGTGTATGACAAGGTCTCAACAGCCACGTCCGCCTTTACTTCTGGCGTCCCCACGAGCACGTCATTGGCTGCCAGTGACCCCGTGTGGGGGAACGTGCTCACTCCAAGCGGGGCGGGAGTAACGGAGTCCAGCGCCGCCACTGCCGGTAGGTGGGGGGCCTCTGCGGAGCATGTTAGCGCGACCGTACCTCAGACTGTTGCCGGCGCTGCGATCACGGTCTACTTGACCTACAGGTTTTACAAGAACGCCATTGCCCTTGCCAACCGCGATAACGGCATAGACAACCTTCGCCTACCAGGAGCCCGCGAGGAGAGTATCAGAAATTGGGACGGCTACTTCGGCAACCTGGGCCGTAACGACGCTATCGGATTCCGCGACATGATGGGTGCCAGGGTCGAGGATGACGGTGAAACCGTCAATATCGGCGCCATCTTCGAGGACGGCCACATGACCGACTTTGGAGAAGGCAGCTACATCCACGACAATACCGTCGCCGCCGACAAGCCTGGCAGGTTCTCGGAGCGTCTACAGGCAGCCGGTTACGCGCCAACCGCAACGGGCCATATAGGTGGCAACGCTGGTCGGTCGGCTCTCTACACCACCGACCCCATGACCATCTGGGGTAAAGATCGCACAGCCCAGATCATCGGCGCCGACAGCGTGGGGGAGAGTGTCCGCTTCTTCATGGATCACAACGTGTGGAAGATGCCTGACGGCAGCAACCGCACTGACTTCGGAACGATCCAGCAGAACGTCGCCGACAACATGAGGGCGGTGTGGGAGCAGTTGCCCTGGCGTGAAACAAGTGTTGGCCTGGACGACCCAGCTCCGGGTATGGACGCAGCCGGTCTACGGATCATGGCTGATGACCTCGCCGCCTGGGGCGAGAGAAACGGCATCATGTCGAGCGCCGAGATGGCTGAGAGTTATGAAACCATGTTCGACGGCATCATCAACGCTGACAGTTGGGAGGCTATGGACGTCAACACGGCGAACGGCGTCACTGCGATCTGGGAGCAGGCCACCGGTGAGCGCATGGGTACTGGCGTCTGGCACGATGGCTATCAAGATGCCGATGGAAACCAGGTGCCCCCTACCTCCCCCGCCGAAAAGAAGGAGTACCGCAACAACGTGTTGAGGATGATGCAGAACCGGCGCACACCAGACGAGAATGGCGTCTTTTTTGTGATGCCGGAATCGGTGCGTGATATCGTTTCGCCCAACGGGATCTATCAAAACACCCAGCCGGTCGATCGGTCAGCTATGATAAACAGGGTTGTGGACACGAACGGCTATCAAGGTCAGGTTTTCTCGGGTATGATCGACGAGCTCGATGCTCTACGTGGGCGAGACTGGGATGTGGACATTGATCGCCTACTGTCCCATCTGGTATTGCCCAAGCAAACCAACGCGATGCTGCCACAGGATCTCGAGGCGATCTTTGGACCCAAGGGCGAAGACGGGGAGTTCCAGGGCCTGGCATGGGACATATTCAAGGGGTGGGCGGACAACACCGCGCTATTGCAGGCAGGAACCCACTACTTTGGGCCCGGCGACAATCCACCAGAACTGTTCCAGTTGCCAACAACGGGCGACGAGTCCTCTACGCAGGGTGAGTCGACGATGTCAGATGTCTATGTCGTCGGTGACTATAACGAGGAGACTGACAGCCACATCGTAGTGCAGGCCCATGATTACCTGGCCACCAGAACTGACAACCAGCTGGCCGATGAGATCGGCATGAACGTCCGTATTCACAAGCTCAGCCCAGGCAAATTTGTGATCGTCGCAGGGCAGGGCACGGAGGTCGCGCACTGGTCTACGAACACGAATGAATGGCGGAAAGGAGGGTACTGATGGGCGTTTTCCAGAACATGATGTATGGCGCCGGCATCGCCGCTGGCAAACACGCCGATGAACGCCGGTCGATACGAGCCGAGAACCAATCGTCCCGCAACCGGCTCAACGAGCGCATGGGTGCCCTGTCGTTCGCGGAGAGCTTGCGCGTCAACTCTAAGGACTACAAGGCCGGCCTCGAGCGCGATGCTGCAGCCACCGAGGCGTCCCTGGCAACCACCTCCCTGGCGAAACAGCGTGGCGAGCACGAGCAGCTGACCTGGGAGGAAAAAGAGAAGCAGCGCGATTTCAACGAGCAGCAGGGCCGCGGGCGCGTAACCGACGAGGAATGGAAGGCACAGCAGGAGCGCAATCAGCGCAAGGCTACCAGGGACGCACAGCACCTTCGCGGGGTCGCAGCCGACGACCGCGGCAAGCGCGAGCTGAAGCTGAAAGAGGACGAGGCCGCTTACCAGCGCACTGTCCGAGGTGTCCCAGAAGACGTCGAGGATCGGCTCAAGGCGTGGATGCCCACCAAGCCTGACAGCAACAACATCGACCAGATGCGAGCGTGGGTGAAACAGGGCTTCGCGGCAGGTCTTCGGGTGGAGCACTCGCCCACCTACAAGGAAGCAGTGGGGGATCTCAAGAGGGCCGAGGCAGCGGTCATCCGCCGCCTTCAGGATGAAGCCAAGAATCTCCGCGCCACCATGGCCCACCCCACCGCGTACAACCAAGACAACAGGGCCCGTGACACCAAGCGCCTCGAAGCCATTGAGGCGATGTTGCCGCAGTTGACGTCGCCGCCGGGAGAGGAGGACCCCAAGCTCGGTAAACCCCAGCTCGCCTCGTATGAAAAGCCCCTGGGCATTGAAGCCTTCACAGAAGTTGAGGAGCGGGCACCGCTGGGTATGGAAACGGCAGCTGCCGCGCAGGACGCCACCGCGAACCTGACTGCTGTCGATCGCTCCTTCATCAACGCGAATCGACTTGAGCCCGCTGCTGTTAAAGCTGTGGCTGCGAAGCTGGCCGAATGGAACAAGACGTACGGTGTGGCTGCCGGCGGCAAGAAGGACAAGACCTTCCAGGAAGCCTGGAACGAGATGGGGGCAGGGGGTTCGCAGAATGCCGTGGGTGATCCAGCTGCTGCCCAGGGGATCCTCGAAGGCGCCGATACTCAAGCACCGATGCCGGAACCAACCTCTGGCCCCATGTTGGGAGCAGAGCCAGGGGAGTCTACTCCTGTGGAACAGTTGGGTGCGCCAGTTTCACCTCCATCTCAGGGCCCCATGCTTGGGGCAGGCCAGGGGGAATCTGTCCCAGTTGGCGAGGAGAAGGTGGCGTCCGTCGTGGAGCAGATCGAGGCCCAGTTGGAAAGTGGTGAGATCAACAAAAACCAGGTGCTGCGGATGCTCCGCGAAGCTGGGGTAGGCCACAGGGAGGCCAACCGTCTGGCCAACGAGATCATCGACAGGGTCTTCGCTCCCAGGCAGGCGCGAATCCAGGCTGAGTCAGATGCCAGGCGATCCCAATACCAGAGGCCGCGACAGGGCCATATCAGATGAGCCAAGCATTGGGCAGCCTCTTCCAGGAAGAGGAAGAGGAACAGCCGTGGTATATCACCGCCACACTGGCACCTCCGCCTGATCTACCGGAGCTCGCTCCGCCACCGGAAGCTGCGCTACTTCCCGAGCCTCCAGTCGAGGAGCTGTGGTACGAGGAAGCCGAGCTGGCACCGCCACCGGAAGCTGCGCTACTTCCCGAGCCTCCAGTCGAGGAGCTGTGGTACGAGGAAGCCGAGCTGGCACCGCCACCGTCGAAGTTTCTCGAGAGCCGCCTCTTCGATCCTGAGACCACTCCCGGAGCCTTTGAGACTGGACTGACGCACGGTGCGCTGACGGTGGCCGGGTCCGCGGCCTCGTTTGTCCAATACATAGGCGGCAAGCTGGGCCTCGAGGCCATGGAGCAGGCCGGTCGAGAAGAGGCCGATCTGATTGAGGCCTTCCAGGAGGACTACAGGCCACCCACAGAAGCACAGGGCGACGTCCTGCAGGAGGACGGGTCCATCAACTGGGACCTGCTGTCGAACAGTGCCTATTGGGCCTACGGCGTGGCGGATATGGTGCCGTCCTTCGCCGCGGCCATGGTGCCCGGTATGGGGGCCGGCAGGGCCGTCCAGGTTCTGGGCACCGCGGTGAAGTGGAGCCCGGCAACGGTAGCACGATTGGCGCGGATCGGGGCGGGCATTCAGAAGGCCCCCCTGCTCAAGACCATGACTCCCGCCCGGGCTGCCAGGAACATAGCCGGCGGTGCGGCTGGCGGCATCATGGAAGGCACCTCCACCTATCGCGAGATCGTCGCGAAGGGCGGCACCAGGGACGAAGCCGAGACTGCTGGCGAGCTCATGGCCCTGGGGGCCGGAGTCCTCAACGCTCTGAGCATAGATAGGCTCACCAGAAAGCTGGGTCCGGGGGCGCGTAACGCCATTGTGCGCTACCTCTCATCCGGCGTCTGGGAAGGCGTGACGGAGTACGCCGAGGAGCCCCTCGAGGCGGGGATCAAGCTCGCCGGTGGGCATGTCACCACAGAGGAAGCGGCAGAGCAGCTGCGTCAGGGCGTCAACGTCCTGGGCCCCGCCATGCTTTTGGGTATGGCCGGCGGTGCCGGGGCAGCAGATAGATCGGGGCGGGAACCTGGCCGCGACAGTAGGACTGCGGAGAGCCCGGAGTCCACGGGGAGAGAGCAGGAACCCGCCCCGACAGTAACTCGCAAGAGCGACCGCCACGGGTCGCGAGTGGAGATCGCCTTCCCAGACGGGGAGAAGGCACCCAAGGCCCAGCGCAAAGAGCTCAAGGATCTCAAGTTCCGGTTCCGCGACGGCGCGTATACAGCGGCCCTCGAGGCGGAGAATCTTGACCCTGTTGTTGGCGATCAGCGCAAGCAGCTGATCGAGAGGCTCGAGGGGACCAAGAAGTCTATCGAGGAGGAGACAGAGACCTTCCGCAAGCAGGCAACCGCCGCAGCTGCAGGCACCGAGGCAGAGGGCACGGTTGACCCGGCAACGGAGATGCTGCGCCGGGCGGTGGAGACCCGCCGGGAGCGGGGGATCGGCGTACGTGTCCCGACAGTGTCGAGGGAAGCGGAGGCACCCCCAGAGGCACCGCCTGTCGCCAGCGACATTTCTCCCCCCAGCGACATATCCCCGGAGCCCCCAGCCGCGCCTACCACAGAGCCGGAGCCCAAAAAGACCCCCGAGCGGGAAATATCCCGGAAGGAATCTACCACAACTCTCGAGCCCGAAACTGAAGCACTGTTGATCGCCAAGGGCTGGAGTGAGGAGGAGACAGCGGAGGCGAGGGAGCAGCTACTGGAGAAGCAGATTGCGGAGGAGGGACACCGCGAGAACTTGGCCCGTTTGCGGGAGGAGGTCGCCGCCACCGGCCAAGATCCAGACAAGTGGATGGAAGAGAATCTGGTCGTAGCGGAAAGGGGTGGCCTCCGAGAGAAGGACTACGTCTACGCGAAGGACCGACTGGACAAAGAGGAGACCGCAACGCCAAAGCCTGAGCCCGCGGATCCCGCCCTCGCCAAGAACGAGCAGCGCCTGCGCGAGGCCGCCACCGCTCAGGGTTTCAACCCAGACGAGTGGATGGCGGACTACGAGATCGCCATCGGGGAATCCGGTGGTGTGTCCGACGAGGATCGCACCTTCGGCCTGGCACGTCTGGCTGACCCAGAGGAGCGCGACGGCTACAGGAAGGCCAAGGGACTCCCAGAGCCCCAAGCAGAGGAGCCCAAAGCCAAGCCCAAGCGCAAGCCGCCCAAGCGCACCGGCGCCACGGTCAACAACGTGGTCCAGTGGGCCGGCGGGATCTCCCGCGAGGAGGTCGAGCGGATCACCAACGCCACGGGCAAGCTGGACGACAAGCGCACCAGGCAGGCGCTCTCCCGCTGGCGCGGTGGCAAGACCACCAGTGGCACCATCGAGGACTTCTTCGAGGAGGCCATGAAGGACGAGCAGTCTTCGATCGTCCTGAGAAAGGCAAAGGTCACAGACTTCGACAGCTTGGCCGAGGCGGTACGCACCGGTGCGTTCCTCGAGAAGCACTCCTTCGAGGAGGAGGGCGAGACAGAGGAAGAGGCCCGCGTCCGCGGCTTTGTCCCCGCAGAGGAGATGGGAGAGCTGACCGACGAAGAGCTCGAGGCTCTGGTCGAGCGCAACATGGACGAGATGGACGAGGACGACTTCACCCTCTTCCAGATGATGGAGGACGACGGCTCCCCGCTCCGAGCTGTGGCCCTGAAACTCAGGGACGGCACGGTCCATGAGGGCAAGCCTGGGCAGATCCACGCCGAGGTGCTCATCGACCTGATAGACCAGAAGAAGATCACCGAGGAGGAGGAGCAAGCCTTCTTCGACACCGGCGAGGAAGATGGCCGGTTCGGCTTCACTGACCGCAACGGCGACTACCTCGACCGCGAGGAGACAGCGAAGCTGGTCTACGGCGCCACCGCCGGCAACACCAGAGCAGAGTCCTACCGCCTGCGCTCAGAGAACAACCTCCAGCAGGACACGTCTGAGTTCATCGATGAGCTGGGTGACGACCTCTTCCAGACCGCGCCCAGCCTCGACCCGGTCGAGCAGAAGCTGCTGGACATGGCCGGGGCCGTCCCCATCACCTCCGCCGACGAGCATATGGGCTTCATCCTGAAGGACGGGACGGTCACCCGCCGCCTGGACAGCCACTACGAGGACACCAAAGCAGCCCTCAAGGGCGAGGCCATGGTTGGCGACAATCTCCTCGGTGGAGAAGTCGATCCCGTCGACGTCCTGCTGAATGCCGGCGCCATCCGCATATCCCCGTCGCAGCAGGAGATAGGGCTCAGTATCGGGAGTGGCACTCCCACAGCGATCCAGATGCGGAGGATCGCCCAGGCAGCGCAGGGTCGCGGGATCTACATCTCCACCCCAGAGGACGACGTCTGGTTCGATACCATCGGCGCCCTGCAGCGGCACTACCGGGACAAGGACACGCTGCACCAGACCCGCCGGAAGAGCTTCAAGACAGACCCAGACCAGACGGGCATGACCTTCGGCGACCAGCGCGAGCTGCCCAGCGGGGGCATCAGCTCTGAGGGCAAGGGGCTCGAGGGGACGCCGCTCGATCAAGCAGCAGGGGACGCCGCTCGCGCCGAGGCGCAGGGCGATCTGTTCGCGGCTGACGAGGAGACTCCCCCTGCCGGCGAGGACGTGCAGGGCACCCTGTTCCAGAAGCGCAAGCACCCCATGGAGGCGTCGACCCGCCTGCCCATGTCTGAGGACCGGACAGAAGATCCCGTCGAAGAGCTGCTCATGTCGAACTACGACACGATCAAGGACGACGAGGTGTGGATCGCACACAACGCCAAGCTGGTGGAGAGCTACACGGGCATAGCGCCCATGGACGAATCGGCCACGCCGCTGGATCGCGTCGAGTCGTTCATCGAGCACGTAGCTGACAACCTCATGTGGCTGCATGAGAAGGTGATCCCGGCTGCTCGCCGGCTCTACGGCAAGTGGTACCCCGGAGCCAACAAGGCCCTGTTCACTGTGGTCGCTCCCAGGTATAGCATCGAGGAACACCAAGCGGCAGGCATGACCGCGGTGCTGTCTGCCCAGCAGGAGTGGGGCAACAACACCTCGATGTTGAGGCGTGTGCTCGACACGGTGACACAGGAGCAGGACACAGCGTATTCCCCAGAGATGGCCGCATGGATCAAGGGCTACCTGGCTAAAGTCGAGGCGACTGTCTGGTATCCAAGCCCGGCAAAAAGGACTGCCTACCTCGCGGCGAACAAGAGGGACGCGGACGGCAAGCTGCTGGTCAAAAGAGGTCTCAAGGGCAAGGCGCTCAAGGCAGCACAGAAGCAAGTGTTCCTCAATATGTCGAAAGCGGAGCTCCTCGAGAATAACCTTGTAAGCCTGAGAGCGATCAGCAACCTCGCAGGCAAGGTGCAGTTGGCCAGCCAGCTCGCGGGCAAGACCTTCGCCCAGCAGAAGACACAGCTACATAAAGCCTTCTGGCTTCGCATCCACGACGAGGCGCACCGGAACAAGGTCAAGACGCTCATCACCCCGGACGGCCAGCTTATCGAGGATGAGCCCGGTGGCGAGCCCACAAGGTGGGCGCCCAACGAGACCATCGCCAAGGCCATCTCGATCTACGAGGACGGGAGCCTGGAGAACATCACCATCCAGCTGGGCCTGCAGCACAAGGTGCGGAACTTCTACAACAATCTCCTGTCTCCGAACAGCAGAAAGCACATCACCATCGACACCCACGCCGTCGCCGCTGCGCTGCTCAAGGCGCTGGGGACGAAGGCGATAGAGGTCGATCAGAACTTCGGTGGCACCGGGTCGAAATCCACCTCCATGTTCACTGGAATAGGTGGAACATATGTGTTATATTTAGAGGGTTATCTCAGGGCAGCAGAGCGGCTGGGGATTACTCGAGAGAATGCTCTCCAGTCCATCACCTGGGAGGCAGGGCGGGCCCTGTTCACGCCCACCCAGAAGGGCGACAAGAAGCTGGCTGCTACGATCGCAGCGGTGTGGGCGAGGCACGACGCAGGCGAGCTCACGATCGACCAGGCGAGGGACGAAGTGTTCCTCATCGCTGCAGCAGACCAAGAACGACTGTACAACCAAGGCATTGCCAAGGGAGGGAAACTTGCCGACAACGCAAGAAACCAAGCCGAAACCTTCCTCCGAACTTTTGGCCCAGGCGAAGGGGTCTCCAACGCTGCAGTACATGATAGCGAGGGGGCTTCCCCTTACGAAGGACACCTTCGTGGCACTGGCGTACGCGTGGGACGAGGTCGAGCTGGAGGATCTGACGGCGGAGCAGCTGCAGGACGTGCCGGCGGGGCTGACGTAGGGGAAACCCTCTACCAGACAAGGGGGGGGCTGCACCCGCTCGAGCAGAAGATGCTCGATATGTTTGAGGGAGTCGAAGAAGAGGGAATCTCGCCTGCCTTCATTTTGTCTGATGGCAGAACCGTGCCACGCACAAGAGATCACGCTGTCCTTGCCCAGCTTGTAGTAGATGCAGATAACGACCTCGACGCTTTGCCGCAGTTCCTAATAGAAACCGGGGCAGTAAGAACTACGTTTTCTCCCAATGAGGTTGGCTTCAGCGTTGATGGCACGCCGTCTCCGATTCAGATGCGCCGTATGGCGGAACTGGCGAAGGGCATGGGGCGCATAATCGTTGAAGAAGTGGGTCCACAAGGCGTGTATGTCCCAGGTGGGAGCAAGTCTTTCCGCACCATCGGCGAGATGCAACGCTTCTTCGATCAGCAGGGCGACACCCTCTACCAGCGCCGTGAGCCTGGCTACCAGCCCAACCCTGGCCAGCGGGCGCTGACCCAGAGGATCGACAAACTCCGTAACAGGCCTCGCCTGGCGCAGCCCCAGATCGAGGAGCTCCGCAGGCTCGAGGCCCTGCAGCGCGAGCAGACCCCCACCGTGCTGCACCAGAAGGACGGCTCGCCCTTCTTCTCACAGATCATCTCGACTGTCCAGACCAAGATGCCGTCCAAGGCCAGCGCCCAGCAGGCCATGGGTCTGTTCCGCAAGAAGAACAAGAAAGACCCATCGAAGTGGGACTACCAGCCAGGCATCAAGGCGGAGGAGTTCCAGTACCTCGAGATCGAGACCTTCCTCGAGGGCAAGAAGACTATCACCAAGGAAGAGCTGCTGGGCTGGGTTGAGTCTCATCAGGTCGAGGTGGTCGACTTCACCTACGGCTCACATTCGGATTGGGGCAGCGACACCCAATATGAGGAGTACACCCTGCCCGGCGGCGAGGACTACCAAGAGCGAGTCCTGACGTGGAACCTCAAACGGGACATGCCGATTGGTTACAACTACGACAAGGTCCGCCTCAACCTACAC